ACGACGTAGGCCAGAAAGCCATCCTGCGGCACCAGATAGACCCAAGCAGAATCGTCCCAAAGGGCGATGTCATTCGGGTTCGTGGGGTCATCTAGGGGCGCGATCAGAACTTCACCACCAGAGGGTGTGAGTGGGAGCGTAGTCGATCTGGACAGAACGCGGCACTGGCAAAGGACCGACACGAGGCGCGTATCGGGATCGTGCTCAACGTTCCAACCATTGCTGCCCAAGTCCCAATATGCGGTCAGGCCAAGGCCCGGAAGAATGCGAGAAGGCATCGTCGATCTCCTGTGTCAGTCCGCGTAGGCGAACCCATAAGCGTTTCCATAGCCCGGCTCAACCACCATGATCCGCTGAGCGACATGCTGAAGGCTCTCAAACCCGTCTCGAACGGAAAGCACCTCAACGGCAAACCGGCCAAGCCCGGTGATCGCTGCCAAGCTGAGAACCTGCGGGGAACTCGTGAGCCCAGAAAGCGTGGTCAAGACCGTATCTGTATCGAGGTCACGGAGCCGGATCGTCGTGGTCTGCCCGGCTTCTGGTGTCACGGTCGCCGCGCCCCACTTCGGAGCAACGATGTCTTCCGACAAGCGGTTGCGAGTCGCAAAAGCCACGCTGATGCTCGTCGGCTTGTCTGCCAAGAGATACTGCAACGGAACAACCGCGCCGGGGTCCGCCGGAAGCTCGGGACTCAGGGGTGCCCCGCCGCCCGAGGGTGTGAACAACACATTGGCAGGACGGAAGGGGAGATACGGCCGCTCCGAGGCTGTAAAGGTGAACACAGGAGCACTCGACATGGGGAGCGTGCCGCCGGACGTGCGGGTCAGCAACCGATACGGGATCGGAACTCCGGCCGTCTGAACAGCCGGGTCTCGGGCTGCCACATCATCCCCCAGGAACCAAGCCCGGGTTCCGATAGGCCAAGCTCTAGGAACCGTATCGAACATACCGCGAGCAACCGTCCAGTTAGAACCGTCGAAGCTGTCAAGCATCAGGACTTCTGAGGTCTCGTCATCGCTTCCAGAGGTAAGGTAGATGAAGTCTCCGACCTCGACCGTGCCGGGGTTTGCGATCTCCGTGATCTGGAACTCGTCCATCACAGTAAACGGTTCCGCGACGAGGGCTTGCGTGAGGGGTGCAGACGCCGTGGGAAGGACGTTTCCAAGAAGACCGACGTAGGGGTCTCCGTTCGGCCGGATCAGCGGACCCTGAAGCTCGAAGTATTCCACAGCGGCCGTTTCATGGTCTGAAAGGACACCGTTGAAGACGGACGGGTAATCGTCGTCGCTGATGTCGCTCAGGGGAACGCCAGAGCGAAGCAGAAGGGGCAACGGGATCGTCAGCGCGGCAGTGTTCGTCATGGGTGTAGGTGGCGTCTCAGGGGATACCCACTCGCCGGTCTGCGTGCCCGTGTAGGTGGCCACGTCCAGCGCGAAAACGTCCTCTGTCACGGGGAACTTCACGGACCCTTCTCCCGGGCGACCGTAGTCCACTTTGCCCACCCGGACGATCATGCCAACGATACCATCTTCAGGCCAATCCAGCTTAGCCACAGAGCCGGGGCGCAGGAAAGACATGCTGCGATGGGCAACGATGTCACAGCCGAACATCGGATACGAAGCCGACCTCAGGTCTCTCTGGCCGACTGCACTCGCGAGTTTTGCATTTCGGATACCGTAATAGTTCCGGCTCGCAGAGATGATCTCCCCGTCGTTTGCTGCGATGCTCCCGAGGTCTTGGAAAGTGATCGTCTCTTCTTTCTCGTTATTGGGGTTTGTCCACGAGACCACGATCTCGTTGACAGTTTCTCCGAGACCTTTGCGCTGCCGGTTGGTGGCCTTGCAGTTGCTCGGATTGAGCACAGGCAAAGTGTCGGGATCGTAATCGCCCCGGAGAGGGACCAACGTCCACAAACCGGACCTCGGGTCAATGAAAAGGTTGGCCTGCACGTGGTCAAGGATTTCGGAGACGTAGGACTGGATGTCAGACTGCTGAGACCACATGATCGAGAGTCCGAAACGCTCTGTGTGGAAAAGCTCAGCGGCATACATGAACGATGCGAGGTCGATAGAAGACGGGGGGGCACCCATGCCCCAATCCCGGTCGGTCAAGACCTCGTAGATCATGTGCGCAGGATTCGCGTCAGCAAGGCGGCCCATGGTGTCCGTGCCGCAGTGCGCGGCTACGACTTCGCCACCCCCTACATTGTAGAGGATCGCATTCCCCTGAGGCGTGTCCATGAAATAGCCGCCGATGTGCGAGCCGGGGAGAAAGTCGTCCCAAGCTCTCGCACGCACCCTTACAAATCGGGTTCCTGCTGGAATGTCTTCGTAGCACTGGTGCTCGTAGAAAGGCAGGTTGAACGGGTTGGGGTTGTTTCTGTAATCTGCAACTATCAGGAACTCAGGGGCAACAGCTTCGCTATAAAACTCCCAATCTGTGATGAGAGAAATAGCATCGAGTATCGCGTAAGTATAGGTCCAATTGGTAAAGAGGGTCATGGCCCCAGCCGCGATGACCTCTTCGGGAACCCCCATGCCAACGAGGTCTAGGGTCAGCCAGACGTTTCGATCTGGGAAAAAGAAAGGAGCCGAATCCGTATAGCTCCCCGTGCCGGGGGCACCACCACCCGTGTATTCAGGGTCCGTCTCGTAAATCTCCGCGAAACTGTTGCTGAGACCTTTCGGAATGCGACTGACGTTGACCCAAGCCCCGGGGAGATAGGGGTTGTTGCTGATCCACTTGAACCCACCGGCCCCGGTTCCCCGAAAGAAGACGCTTCCGATTCCACGATAGCCCGGCATCGTATTCGGCGTCCGGCCGTAGCGAGACGCGATCTCCAACGTCATTGTCTGGTCGGCTGTTCCCATGAAGAGTTCCATGGTTCCCCGAACGCCACCCTCTTTCTTATCGCCGCCGAACAGGTCTTTCATGTCCACGTTGATCGAGGTCTGCTCCCGAGCAAAACCACACCAGACGGGTTTCTCCTTGACGTAAATCATGTTGATGGAATCGAGTTGACCTTTACAGATGCCGAAGTGAATCGACATCAGGTAGTCCGATACGGGGATTTTGGTCTTCCCGCCGCCCATGGTCAAAAGCTCCGTTGTCTGGACTCAGCTTGCGCCACGGCCCGCTTCAGGTTCGCATCTTCGATGTGCGAAAGCCTATCGAACGGTAGACCCTCTCTGACGAAGGCCCGGTAGTCAATACCGTGCGCTTGGCAAAACCGGACCTGCCCCTTCACGCAGAAACCCGCCCTGATGCAGTCCTCGACCGTCAGGATCACTTCTTGCCCCCTTCCTTGATAGTCCGGTTGACCGTTTGGTTTTCCCCGAACCAGAGGATGTTGAGGCCCTTCACTGTGATGCTTCCAGAAACAACGGGAATCGGCTTCCCGGCTTCAGCTACCGGGTTTTCCAAGTCCTTGGCCGCCTCAGGTTTAGGCGGCTTGGGCTTGGGCATGATCAGGTAGGCGATGATGTTCAGCGCCAGACCGATCAGCAGTTGGACGAACCAAGCCAAGCCTCAACCCCCTGTGAAATTGGCCGTAGCAATCGGGCTCTTCAAGGGGATAAAAGGTTGTCCACCATAGTTCAAGATGTTTCCCCCGCCGGGGTTCGGAGAACCATCTGTGACGTGAAGGAACTGGCAGTCGCTCATCTGGTGGTTGCAACCAAGAGTGACGTTCACCGGATCACCGACCGAAAGGCCGGGTGTTGGTCCGGTCAGGTGGATGGTATTGCCAACAACGCGAAGGATTGTTCTCTGTTCTGTCAAAGAAGACGTGACCCACGATGCCAGACCACCTATGAACTTCTCAGGGTCTCTGGGGCCGTGCCAACCGGGGGGCAGCGTCAAGGCGGCTTGCCCTTTCAGAACAACCGTCGTGGCATACGTCGCCACGGCCTTGTCCGCGTTGCAGAGTCCGGGGCCAGAGGCATACAGCACGTGCGGGCAAGAGAGTTGGTAGTTCCGCCGAAGGCCGCTTCTGCGCATGGACGTGTTGGCTGGTTCACAGGTAAGTTCCGCATCCGGCCCGGGAGAGTTTCCGCGAGAGCACTGCAAAACGCGGCCCACCCAGACCACAGGGAACTCTCCGTCGGGGTCGGTCAAGTGGCCCGCCCGGATTGTCAGCGTGACCACACGGCCGGGCGGATAGACCCGAAAAAGCTCGGCGATCTCTGAGTCAGGCGGAACTGATACCGTCAAACGGCTCTTGTCCAAAGAACCTGAAGCGACAACGCTGCCCCGCTTGATCCGGAGCTTTCGATAAGTGTTCCCGGAATAGACGACATCGGATTCGACATCGCTGTAGGCGTAAAATGCCCCCGGATCAGAGCCGTGCCGAAAGTAATAGAGTTCGACCGGCGACCCTTTATCACGACTGGATTCTATCGCGTCATAGGTCATACCAAGTCCTCTACCGTCTGCATGGTCAACTTTGCCCTAGAGACCTTTTTGGTCAACCAGTCAAGGCTGACCGTATCGACAGATAGCCTGTAGGCTGACAACCAAGATACGATTCGTGCGTTTTCGGAACTCACGTCTTGTTCCCAAGGATCAAGAACCGTGATCCTCGAATTAAGCCCAGCCATGGCAATGGAAAGGACGCGATTGGCTTGCCAAGACCCGTCAGAAAACCGGACCCAAATCGCTTTGTGCACGGGAGATTCTTCATACAGGTCAAAGACCTCGGAACCCGGAACATCGAGAATGGTTTCAGTGGCTAGAGCACCAATACTCAGGTTGAAGTCCATCGAGCCGGAAGGCGTGTAGAACTCTCCCTGCTGCCCCTTCATCCGGTGCAGAAAAGCCGTGAACTCGTTGGCCTCGTCCGGGCCGCGAAGCATGTATTCCTTCTGGGTCTTGACCACGTTCCAGTTGACCGGAATGAAGTGGCTTACAACACCCCGGCCGTAGTCAACGGTCTCCAAAAAACCTTCAAAGTCCACTGAAGGAACAGAACCCCAATTCGAACGCTGAAGGAACAACTCGCGGCCGTTAAAGGTCAGAGGTGCTACCGTCTCAGCTTCATATACGTTCGCCCCGGGATCGGCAGATAGTTCTATCGTCCCTTGCACAATGCTGTTGGTCGGAGTCTTCATTCGGATGCTCTGAGAAAGGCGACCGATCAAACCGGGATAGACCTCAGAGCCCAAAGCAAGGGTGGCAGGCAAAGGCGCGGCGAAAGACAAAACTGTCCCGGCCGTGGCCGTCAACTGCCTGATCAAAAGACCAGAACTTGCCCGGATAACGATCCAAGAGCCTACGGAAGCCCACGGTTTAACAGAACCAAGCTGAACGCTCGTCGCTCCGGAAAAAGCCGTTGCCGAGGTCTCGGCCGCCCGGGTAACCTCTGGGACCACCCACTCTGCTTGTTGCTGCGTGGCTATCCGACGCATGAAGGTCAGGAAGTTCTCCCGCAAAGCCGTGACCTGAAAACTGATCGTCTTCCGAGGTTGACGACGCAGTGCGAGTCGTTGCTCCCGGTATCCCCGGCTTTCGATGATCTCCGTCTTGTAGGCAATCTCGACCTGAACAGAACTGCCCCAATCGGGCTCGAACGGAAAGAGGAAAGGCATCTAGTCAACCCCCACTGGACTTGATGGCGTCTGCGTTCGCACGCATCCAGTTGAGCATGACCCGCTCGCCTTCGGGGGCCGATAAAGCCGCGTCCAAGAAGGACGAGCCGTCGATAGCATTGATGATCCGGTTCTTGACTTCCGTCACGCCGCCGCCTGCCCCGAACCGGGCACGGTTCTTCGGGTGATAGGGGTCGTCCTCGGTCAGCATGGCTTCGCCTTCCTTGGCGATGATCGGGACTTCTCCCGGACGAAGGCCGACGATCCCGCCCTCGTGATACCGGGGTGCCCCTGCGAACATAGCCGGGCTCACTCTCCGAGTGGAGTTGCCGGACCCGACCCTCTCCGAACCCACTACACCGCCTGTATGACCAACGCCGATCAAAGCCCCAAAGCCCGTGCCGCCGAATGCCCCACGCAGAGCGTTGAAGATCGCCTGCTGGATAATCATCTGAGCGATCTGGATAAGGAAGTCCGCTGCAAACTGAAGGAAGGCGTCCCGGGCGGCTTCTCCTACGCTCTGGCCCTCAGCCACAGCCCGGGCGAACGTGTTGAACGCCCCGGCAAGACCTGTGACGAACATGTCCCCGACGCGGGACCAGTCCAGATAGTTCTGCTTCGCGCTTTCGTTGAGCCTCTGTGCGGACAGCGTGGCTGTATTCAACTGCTCGATGGCAGTCGCCGACTCCTGACCGCCGACAGCCGCCCACATGGCCTTGGCGTTCTCTATGGCCGCAAGATACTGCTCGTTGATCTCAGCGATCTTCGCACGAAGCTCTTCCTGCTTTTCAACGTCCCCATCAGTCTTGGCAATCTCCAACTGATCTTCGAGGGCCTGCCGTTGCTGAAGAAGCTGATTGACCAGAGCGTCCGCTTCGGCGGCCTTCTCCTTGGCCGTCGTGACGTTCTTCTGCTGCTGCTCTAGGTCGAAGAGCTTTCCGGTCTGCTCGGCAATTGCGTCAAGCTCTGCCTGCGTGATGTTCGGGTCTTCGGCTTTTGCCGCACGGATCGCAGCGTCGATGGCGGCCTGACGCTCCTTACCGGCGTTGATCTTCTCCTGCTGTTCAATCTCAAACTGGCCGTTCGCCAGACGCTCCTGCGTTGCAGCATCTTCCTCAGCGCGAAGCTCTGCCTCACGCGCAGCCAAGCGAGCAGCTTCGGCGTCAAGGCGTTCTTGCTCTGCTACCTGATCGTCTACCCCTGCTGTGCTTCGATAAAGAGCAGCTTCTTGTCCCCGACGAGTGGGGTTGTCAGGCAAAGCGGCAATCAGGGCTGCGGCAAGCTCGTCATTGCCCTCTCGGATAGCTGCCGCAATGGGTGCCAAAGCTTCCCCAGACTGGAAAGCCCCCGCACCGTAGTTGTATGCCAAAGAAGTCAGAGCCGCTTGTTGCTGCGGCGTCATAACATCGAACCGGGCAGCCCCAACAGCGTCCCGGGCCGCAGGCATAAACTCTTCTGCTATCCTGCGGGCCAAGTCTCGGTTCGCGTCAGCAACAGAGACCGATATGCCTTCGACGACCGCTTGGACCGAGCCGTCGGCAAGCGTGATGGTGTCAGAGCCGAACCCTGCTCGAAGTGCATTTACGTCCCAATACGGCGTAGCCCTGAAGCCTTCAAACTCACGGATAACCGCCGAAGCCGCTTCAATGCCCGTGGAAAAGTTTCCGAACTCACCGTCAACACTCGTCTGGAAGGCCCCCATCAGGGCCGCATTCGCAGCGGCCATCGCCTGCTGTTCTGCGGCGATC